CCACAGGGAACCCCACCAGAAGCGGCAGGATGCCCCAGGTTGGACGGACGGTCGCAGTGGACAAGAGTATCATCCCGCTAGGTTCCATTATCGTGGTAGACGGCCACAGGTACGTGGCAGAGGATACCGGCGGGGCGATCCAGGGGAACAGGTTGGACCTGTTCGTCGCATCCAGGGGCGAGGCGATCTCGTTCGGACGGCAACAGGTGAAGGTGGTTGTTGAGAATGAAGGTAGGTAGTCTCTTCTCAGGTATCGGTGGCTTCGATCTTGGCCTCGAACGTGCCGGGATGCAGATAGCATGGCAGGTAGAGATAGACCCCTTCTGTTGCAAGATATTGGAGAAACATTGGCCGGGAGTGAAAAGGTATGGCGACATCAAAGAAGTCAAAGGAACCGAACTTGAACCAGTTGACCTTATTTGCGGCGGACCACCCTGTCAGCCGGTATCCTGTGCAGGGAAGCGAAGAGGCGATAAGGATGACCGTTGGCTCTGGCCTGAAGCTCTGCGCCTTGTTGAAGAAATCCACCCCACTTGGTGTCTTTTCGAGAATCCTCCTGGGTTCCTCAGTATGGGCTTCGACGAAACGGTATCTCACCTGGAAGTTGAAGGCTACGAAGTCGGGGCGTTCAATATTCCAGCTTGCGGTGTCGATGCCCCGCAACTGCGATACCGAATCTGGATTGTGGCCTACTCCGAGAGCAGGCAAGACAACGGACGAGAACAAGGATACTTGGCTAAAACGGCAGCGAGAAGGGAAGGTATCAACCCCGCCGTTAACATTGGCCGTGAAATTATGGCCGACACCACGGGCAGGGGATGGAATGACACACCCCCTCAGGAACCCGGAGAACATCAAGGGGAATGGCAGAGGCCGACTGGAGGACGTGGTAGCTTTGTGGCCGACTCCGAGAGTGTGTGCCGGCAAAGGGAACCGGGGCGGTCTCAATCGATCAGATTATTACCGGATAATGAAACGTCCGAAAACAGGCGGTCAGAGGGGAAAGAGAGATCGGGAGATTGTCGATGCTGGAGTCCTGAACCCGCAATTTGTAGAGTGGCTCCAAGGCTATCCAATCATGTGGACAGACTTAGAGCCCTCGGAAACGCCGTAGTACCGCAGATACCGGAGATACTAGGACGGATGATCATGGAAGAGGAGGCGCAAGGATGTTCATAGTGATGGTAGTCAAGCCCTGGAGCTCCATTGAATTGCCTTCTCTCGGTGGTATTAAGTGCTCCATGTCCGACAATGCCGAGGATGGCATGATCGGCTTCGTCCCCGTATTTGAGACGCGGGCGCAGGCCGAGAAGTGGGCGGACGGGCATGAAGTAGTCGAGATAAGAGAGTGTGAAAGATGAAGCTCTACGTCTGCAAGGAGAAGCCTGAGTCGCTGATGATCGACGTTGTAGCCGCTCCTGATGCCAAAGAACTGCGAGGCAAATACAGAATCAGTCGCCAGATGGAGCAGATAAACGAAAATTGGCCTGCGCACAGATACGACTAAGAAGGGGGAGAGCGCGTGAAACTTTGGGACGTCAATCGCTACGGTTGCAACTGTATTATGGTGGCAAACAAAGAGTTTGAGTGTCGGGAGAAAATGGAGAAATGCCGATACTTCCGGAGTTACCAAAAAGGAAGTGGTGGTATCCCGATCCGCTGGTGCAGGATCAAATCTATCACCACCGTCACCGATCACGACGGCAACAAGTTCCGTGTCCTGCTGGTCGATGATCGTGCCTGCCAGGGCGGAGGATGCTGCGTGACATGCGGAAAAAAAGGGGGAGAGACAATTGACAGATGACACCCGCAATGGAAGTAGCACAGTAGCGCCATACCAGCGTTGGTTTGATGGGTATGGCAACCCGATAGATCCACCAGATCATACCGCCGAGTGGCTTGCAGATAACATCCGGCTGCGGCAGGAGAACGCCGAACTGCAGGATCGCATAATGCAAACTGCGATGGAAAATGCGCGGGCGATCATGGAGTCCGAGACCGTCAAGATGCTGCAGGGGGAGATTGATCGGCTGCGATCAACGTCCCTGTCAGGCATTGAATTGGCGGAAATCGCTGTAACACTTCAGAACTATAAGCAGTTGCAGCTAGACCTCACCGCCAGCCAGCAGGAGATCCGATCCCTGCGCCAGAGTAACGAGGCTCTCAAGAGTAACGACGCGATTCATATGCTAGATCGAGTTGTCGCAGAGCGTCAAAAACTAGGATTGTCACAGGCAGGTCTCGGCAGGAAGGCCGGTATCAACCAAAGTACGATGAACCTCCTGGAGCGTGGCCGCAGACCGCTTTACCCTGGCTATCGCAAGAAGATCGCTGAGGCGTTAGGGTTGCCGGAAGAGATCCTGTTCGACAGTGGGAATACTACTGTCTAGTTTTTTTTACCCGTATGTTGGAAAAATGTTCCTACGTTGGAGGGTTGCTGGAATGGACTGGTTCAGGTGCTACACCGAGCTGCCGGATGAGCCAAAATTAGAGGATATGCCTCCTATCGCTTCCTGGTTTTGGGTAGTCATAATGTGCCTTGCAAACAAATCACCCCGGCGCGGTTATTTACTCATGGGCGAAGGAGTTCCATACACACTTAAGAGCGTAGCAAGAAAGGCTAGGATTCGTTACGATCACGCTAGGAATTTTTACGAACGGTTTACGATTCTTTTGATGATCGAAGTGGTTGATCTTGATGGGCAACCTACGATGCACCTAACCAACCATAATAAAAGGCAATATATTAGCGATGACAGTACTCCCAGGGTTCAGAAACATAGAGCAGGAAACGTTTCAGAAACGTTACTGAAACAGAAGTGTAACGACTATGTAACACCCCCAGATACAGATACAGATACAGATACAGATACAGAAGATCTAAAGCCTAATACGTCCGGCGACAGCGATGAACCAAATCTTGCAATATTGGCCGTGTTAAAAAACATCAACGGCTATCCCTTTGACCCTGCAGCAGACATTAAATACCTTGTCACCATTGCCGGTGAATTTCAAACATTAGACTTATTGGCTACGGCTAAAGCATGGGCCGTCTACAAACTTGATAAACCCCTGGAGAAGAAATCGAATCCCCGATCACAATTTCGGCGCTGGTGTCAGTTTGAGCTTGAAAAATTAAAGAAAGGTGGCAATGGCAATGGGAGAGGTAAGGCAAATATCGGATCTGGTACAGGGAGCGCAACAGGCTGCGGAGAAATGGAAGAATGGGAGAAGCGAATCTATTCCTGAGTGTGAGTTCTGCCATAGACCCTACTATGAAGAGTGCAGCTGTCCAGGAGCTAGAGCAAAAACAATGCTCGGCTATGCCCTGGAAAGGTCGCGGCTCCCTGCCCGCTACCATGAGGCAACCTTTGAGAATGCCAAAAGAACCAGCCACAACCGGGAGGCCTACGACAAAGCCTTTGCCTATTGTGATCTATTCACCTTCATTCCGAATCCAACCGGAGCCTACATGCTGCCAGACAAGAGACATGGCAACAAAGCGACAGTCCCGGAGAAGTCTTTATTCATCACAGGCGAGGCCGGTGAAGGGAAAACCTATTTAGCGGGGGCTTGCTGTAACTTACTGCTGCAAAAAAAGATCGGAGTAACCTTCGGTAATGTCATCTCGTTGCTTGGAAGGATCAAGGACACCTATAAAAACGACAGCGGCGAATCGGAAGAGCAGGCCATAGACAAACTGACCGATGTTGACCTTTTGATCCTCGACGATCTCGGCAAAGAGAAGGTCACACAGTGGACGGAGCAGATGCTCTACTACGTGATCAACAACCGCTATGAGAATCTGAAACCGATGATTATAACCAGCAACTTCAGCTTGACGGATCTCAAGAAGCGTTATGAAGTCGGCCCATATATTGTCTCTCGCCTGGTGGAGATATGCGACGGCCTGAGAATGGTCGGCGACAATTGGCGGAAGAGGTGATTAAAACGATTTGCCCCTGCGGTTCATCGACGATCACAGTCCGTCACTGCGGCCAGCCTGTCAAGCTCTGTACGCATTGCGGCAGATTACTCCAGATCGACTACACGCGCGGCACGGCCCGCGTTCTCTGGCAGCCGAGAAGGAGGACCGGATGATGGATCGCTGGCTGAACAAAGTAATATGCGGAGACGCGCTGGAGCTTTTACCACAACTGCCGGATAAGTGTGTCGATCTGGTGCTGACTGATCCGCCGTTCGGCCACAAAAACAACGATGGCGATCTTATTTCGATGCGGGAGAAGGCTTTAGGGCATGGTGAACCCGGCGAAGCGCGGCCAATAGCCAACGACGGCCCCGAAGCAAATGACATCTTCAAGGCGTGTCTGCCCGAATGGAATAGACTACTCAGACACGGAGGCTGCTGCTGCTGCTGCTGCTGCGGCGGCGGACCAGATCCGATGTTTGCCCGCTGGAGCCTCTGGATGGATGAGGTATTTGACTTCAAGCAGATGGTTGTCTGGGATAAGGGGCCAATGGGTATGGGCTGGCATTACCGCAGGAGCTACGAAACTATTCTGGTCGCCCAGAAACGTGGCGATTCCTGCAATTGGTATGATGAGACGAACAAAATCGAGAACATCATCCGGCCTACCCACAAGATGATCCGCAAAATTATTCCTCAAGCGAACCAGCACCCTACAGTCAAGCCTGTCCAACTCATGGAGCATTTTATCAAACTGCATACGAAGCCAGGGGATACCGTACTCGACCCGTTTTTAGGATCAGGCACCACAGCGGTTGCAGCGATCAATACAGGCAGGAATTACATCGGTTTTGAAATTGACCAATATTGGGTTGATTATGCCACCAAGCGCATCGCGCAGGAGACAGCCCAAGAGAGGATGTTCGTATGAGCAAATTGCCGATGCTAGAATCAGACATCAAGGGTGCCGCTCGCGATTATCTCCGCTTAACAGGGTGGTTTACATTCCCGATCATGCAGGGCATGGGCAGTTATCATGGTATCCCTGACAGGTACGCGATCAAGAACGGGATCGAGGTATGGATCGAGTTCAAAAGACCCGGCGGCAAACAGTCGGAGAAGCAGAAAATATTCCAAAGTGAGATTGAGAGACACGGCGGCCACTATATTCTGGCCGAGAGCATCGACGAGCTAATCGAGAAACTGAAAGAGAGGGGTAATAATGCCACAGTCAGTGCAGGACAAAAGAGATGACAGGGCTTTCGTTCAGGAGACGATCTACGAGATGTGCCATGGGTGTTGCCGCGATGGAGTGAGCACCTGCCGCGTCTACACCGACCCCGGACATCTCTACGCGACCTATGGCAAATGTTTCGCCAAGATGAACAGGGCGCAGGCCGAGAAGATCGAGCAGACGTTGAAGTTCTACACACCTGATCCGCTGCGATGGCTTGCGAAAATCAATAGGCTGAGGAAAGAGGCATGTCAATGTTCCCGGTGATCTGCCCGGCATGCGGCGAGATGGGACCGGATGGAGAGGTGTGGCAATGCGGATGCGGACTGTATACTCACTACCCCGAGGATCTAAAGGTTACGGCGCGCTGGCGGAAGACTCTCGATATGATGCATTACCACATCACGAGCTTTGGAGGACAGAGCCAGAAGTCCAAGAGATACGGAGGGAAGAAAGTAAAAGCTGACTACGACTGGAGGTATCGGATAGAATGAAAAATATTTCAGGAAAAGTATTGACAAACACTCCGAAATTTTTTATACTGAACTTGAGATCTTTATGCATTTTTCTGGTTTGCCAATAATTACCGTCCATTGAGGCGGTATTTTTGTTTGGGGTGGTGACGATGGCGAAGCGAGGCAGGCCGAGCAAATACGAAGATGAATACGCAGAGCAGGCTTACAAGTTATGTTTGCTTGGTGCTATAGATACTGAGCTGGCAGATTTTTTTGGGGTTGCCGAGTCGAATTTAAACCAATGGAAAAAGGTCTATCCTGGATTTCAGGAGGCCTTAAAAAAAGGGAAGTTTCAAGCGGATGCAAATGTGGCCGATCGAACGTACCAAAGAGCAATGGGATATGAACATGATGACATAGAGCTAAAAGTGGTCTCTTTGCCCGGTATAAATTCGGGATCAGAAGTCCAGCAGGTAGGTATTCGAAAGTATTATCCGCCTGACACCACAGCCGCAATATTCTGGCTCTGTAATCGGCAACGGGGACGATGGCAGAACGTGAACAAGGTTGATCACACCGGGGATCTAAACGTGATTGTGAAGTTGCCCGATAATCTGAGAGAAAGCGGCAATAGTGCCACGTAGTTTCATACCACCGCCCCTATTATCGCGTGTCCTGAGGCATCCTGAAGCGAGGTTTTATGCCGACTATAGACCTGACATCCTTACCGACGCTTACCAACGATGTTTTCTACCCGCTCTACACAAACAAGTCCCGCTACCTGATTTTATGGGGCGGCGCCGGAAGTGGCAAGAGTGTATTCGCCTCGCAAAAGATCGTCGTTAGAACTCTGGCTGAGAAAGGTCATCGGTTCCTCGTTGTTCGCAAAGTCGCCAAGACGATCCGTCAATCGTGCTTCGCTGAGATCCTTAATATTATATCGACCTGGGATTTATCCGCCTTCTTCACCGTCAACAAAACAGACATGGAGATCCGTTGCGCCAACGGCAACACGATCATCTTCGCCGGCTGCGATGACGTCGAGAAGCTGAAATCGATTCACGGCATCACGGGAGTCTGGGAAGAGGAGGCCAGCGAATTAGATGACACAGATCACAAGCAGCTCGACCTACGGCTCCGAGGCCAAAGCAAGCACTACAAGCAGATTATTCAAAGCTTCAATCCGGTCTCCGTTACCCATTGGCTCAAGGCTCTGGTTGATAAGCAGGGTCAAGATACAACCGCCCATCACTCTACGTATAAAGACAATCGTTTTATCGACGCCGAATATACCAGGCTCATTGAATCCTTTAAAGGCGTAGATGATTATTACTACAGCGTCTATGGCCTGGGCGAATGGGGAGTCACCGGAAAAACGATCTTCCCCGCCGCCATAGTCTCAGCCAGGATAGCAGCGCTCAGGCTTCTTCCGCCTCCACGAAGGGGTTTATTCATATACGGCTGGGACAACGACTGGTTCACCGAGGCGCAGAAATGGCAGAGCGAGGACGATGGCTACATACGGCTCTACAGCGAGCCACGGAAAGGAGTACCGTATGTCATCGGAGCAGACACAGCCGGAGAAGGATCAGACTGGTTTGCGGCGCAGGTGCTGGATAATACTACGGGATCACAGGTGGCTGTCCTGCATCACCAGTTTGACGAGGACCTGTTTTCCCGGCAAATCTTTTGTTTGGGGATGCACTACAATCAATCCCTCGTTGGCATTGAGGCGAACTTCAGCACTTACCCTGTCAAAGAATTGGAGCGTCTGTCTTACCCTCGCCAATACGTCAGGGAACAGACACCAGACGCCTTCACTGGGAAACTTAGCAATCGTTACGGATTCCACACCGATAAACTTACCAGGCCAGCAGCAATCAGCCATCTGGTAAAAGTGGTTCGGGAACACATAGAGACGATCAACGACATCCCCACGCTAGAGGAAATGTTGACGTTCGTTCGCAACGAGAAAGGGAAGGCCGAGGCTCAGGGCGGCAAGAACGACGATCTGATCATGTCTCTAGCAATAGCTCACTACATCCGGGATCAGGCCTCCTTCGACCTACCGAAGGAAGAGGGCGGCAAACGATTGGACGAGCTGGATCAGGACTTGCAGGAAGATTATTGGAGCGCGAGCGCAGAGACCAGACAAGAGTTGTTAAAGCGATGGAGGGTGAGAGTGTAATGTTTGGGGGCATCCTCATGGGCATGTTGATCGGTTTCGTGCTGGGGGCGTGGTATGGGTCAACCGAAGGGAGGAGGAGCAGACAATAGAACTTCGAGCCTTGGATTTATCGGACATGGAATTAATACGCCAGTGGAGGAACGGCTGCCTGGAGACTTTACGGACGCCGTATCCGTTGACGAGGGAGATGCAGGAATCATTTTACAAAGACGTCTGCAACCGCCCCGATGCCCGCTATTGGGCCCTGGTGGAGAACGGCAAGACTATCGGCATGGGCGGTTTGACTAGCATCCAGTGGGAGAATCGTATAGCGGAGATCAGCCTAATCCTCGCTCCCGGCGAGAGATACAAGAACATCGGATCATCCGCCGCTGATCTCATTCTCAACGAGGGATTTCGCAGCATGGGTTTGAAGACGGTTTACGGCGAGTGCTATTACTGCAACGCCGCAGGGATCAATTTCTGGAAGAAGTACATCGAGACGAGTGACATTTGCATTTATTCGACGAAACTGCCAAACAGGAAATTCCGCAACGGCCTATTCTATGATAGCCTGTATGTTTCCATTGATGCGCCATGATCATACTGGACTTCGGCTCAGGCAACACCTGCCAGAACGACGTCGACATCGTTAAGCGAATGATCGACGAGCTCAAGGCCGTGGACACCGGCTACCGTGAGGTCGTAATCAAATGGCAGCTATTCATCGCGGCAGGGGAGAACCTTCTGCTGAACCACACCATCTTCGACATAGCTTATGAGCACGCCGCGAAACTTGGTTACAGAACGACGGCGAGCGTGTTTGATCAGTCCTCTTTACATTTCCTGCTCAAGTATGACGTGCCATTTGTAAAAATCGCCAACCGTCGGGATATATATTGGCTGTATGATGAAATACCCGTAGGGATGGCATTGGTCAGCGGGGACAACCGGGACATGTGTTGCATATCTAAGTATCCGGCGACTATTGAAGATTACGAGGCGAACTATTCAGCAGATAGTTTGAGGCATGGCATCAGCGACCATACGACCAATTTTACCTTGTTTCACAAATATAATCCGGAGATTTATGAGTGTCACTACAAACTTGAGGATTCAATTGGTCTGGACGCGGGAGACTTCAGTCGCACTCCTGAAATGCTCAAGGAGATTTTATGAAAAAACGATGCGACCTATGCAAACATATCGGAATCGATTGTGGCCCAACAATATGCAATGACGATGGAACAGTAAACAAAAGACGCTACCGAGAATGTGAGAACCATAGCGCGTGGGAACCTATGAGCAATATTAAGCGCATCTGCCCAGACAATAAGACCGCTTTGATTAAGTGGATCGAAGATAACTTCCACAACATCGATCAGTTTGTTTTTGTCGCCCGCATGAGTAATAGCGTCACCACGACGATCTATGACTGCTTTACCTATTATGACTCAGTTGCCATGACTGGGATCGCCCAGAACGTCATGCACGAGTTGGAGTACGATGATGCGTTTATCTGCAAGGAGAGAGAATGAACATACTCATCACCGGGGGAACGGGATCATTTGGCAGATTTTTCACCAAATACATACTGACGCAGAATCCGGCCCGCGTGGTCGTGTTCTCCCGGGACGAATTAAAACAGTACGAGATGCAGCAGGAGATCCAGGACGAGCGGCTGAGATTCTTCATCGGCGACATAAGAGACAAGGAAAGACTGCTCGCTGCGTTCAGGGGTGTCGATTACGTCATCCACGCGGCCGCCATGAAGCAAGTAGAGTCTTGCGAGTACAATCCCTTCGAAGCCGTAAAGACAAACGTCCTGGGAGCGCAGAACATCATAGAGGCGGCGATAGAATGCAAAGTCAAGAAAGTGATCGCGTTGAGCACGGACAAAGCCTGCGCCCCTGTGAATACATACGGCAAGTCAAAAGCCCTAATGGAATCTCTTTTCGTTGCCGGGAACAATTATGCTGGTTCGATGCAGACCCGTTTTGCTGTTGCACGCTATGGCAACGTAGTCTCTTCGCGGGGGTCTGTAATTCCCTTGTTCTTGAAGCAGCGGGAGACCGGAACGATCACCTTGACGTCGGAAAGAATGACGCGGTTCTGGATCGCACTGGATGAGGCTGTAAGATTTGTCCACGCCTCTCTTCTCCGTATGCACGGCGGGGAGATCTTTGTCCCGAAGATACCGAGCATGAAGATAACGGATCTCGCTAAAGCAATCGCTCCTGGATGCAAAGTAAAAGTGACAGGCATTCGACCGGGCGAGAAGCTCCACGAGACCCTGATCACCGAGGACGAGGCAAGACACACCATCGAGGACGAAGGGTACATCATCCTTCCTGAATACCCCGAATGGGGCAGGCACTACGATAAACCGATGGGAGGCTATGAACTGTCGAGCGATAAAAATAAAGAATGGCTGACAGTGAAAGACATGGAGGGAAAATGTTAGTTTTAGGTACGGTCCAGCTCGGTATGCCCTATGGTTGCAACAACAAGACCGGCCAGCCCTCGCGCAAGGAAGCACTTGAAATGCTGGCCTACGCCAAAGAAAGGATTGACTGGTTCGACACCGCCGAGGCATACGGCAGCGAAGAGATCCTTGGCGAGTCCGGTATGCAGGGGAAGAAGGTCATCACGAAGCTATTGTCCAATTGTCTGGATGGAGTCAGCGACGTAAAAACGGCTGTCAGGGAACATCTCGAAGGCTCGCTCAAGAGGTTGAAGCTGGATCAGGTCGAGGGGTATCTGTTGCACACTCCGAGATATGCAAGTGACCATGAAATATACGAAGCGATGTTTACTGCCAGAGAAGCAGGACTGACTAAAAATATAGGTGTAAGCGTTTACGGTACAGACGAAGCACTACACACAATGAGGATGGCTTATAATTTTGTTCAATTCCCGTTTGGTGTTTTAGATCAGCGAATGAAAGAAATACCCGATTGGTACAAAGGTGATATTAAGGAATTTGCTCGCGCTCCCTTTACTCAGGGCGCAGTGTTCACACAGTTTCCGCCGGCTGTTCAGTTTAGAGAACTCTGCCGGCAGTACGGAGCAACGCCCGTCCAAGGCGCTCTAGGCTATGCTTTGTCAAACTACGACAACGTGGTATTTGGCTGCGAGACAATGAAACAACTTGAAGAGGACCTGGCAGAGATACCGAAGAACCCGAAGCTCTACAAACGGATCAGGAAGGAGCTAGGACACTGCGATCTAATGTTCAATTCACTATGGGCAAAGTAGTAGCGATTATACAGGCGCGCATGGGTTCGACGAGATTACCCGGCAAGGTTCTTCTCCCGCTCGGTGGCAAGCCGATGATCGTCCAGATGGTGGAGCGAGTGAAGAGAAGCGCGCTGGTGGATGAAGTGTGGGTGGCGATACCGATACCCGACAGGCCGACAGAACTTTGCGACGTGTTGGTTGACAACGGTATTGCCTGTATGTGTGGCAGCGAGGAAGATGTCTTGGATAGATATTATCATGTTGCAAATCTTGTTGGAGCCGATCATATCGTCCGCCTTACCGCCGACTGCCCGTTGATTGACCCGGCGATAATTGATATGGTCGTTTGGGCTCATATCCATGGAGGGTATAGCTATACAAGCAATGTTCATCCTCCAATGTTTCCTGATGGCATGGACGTAGAAGTTATGGACATGAACGCTTTAGACCTCGCTCAACACAATGCTGCATCATCGCTTGACCGCGAACACGTCACGAGATGGATTCATCGAGAACTGAAACGGCAGGTTAATGTTCCGGGAATTGATGACCACTCCGACATCCGTCTCACTGTTGATTACATCGAAGATTATCAGGCAGTAAGAACAATATGGGATGCCATGCCGGAGAACTTTACCCTGTTTCATATTCTTCGCTATCTGAGAGAGCATCCTGAAGTGAGGGCAATTAACCAGAAATACAAAAGAAATACCAAGGAGGGCGCATGAGGATACCTGGAACAACCGGGACGTTCAGCAAGGGACCCACTCAGTGGCCGGGAGTCGGCAAAGCAGAGAGAGGTAAAGGTTGCAAACTATGGATTGACGGCAAGGAATACATCGATCTCGTCATGGGCTTGACGCCTGTCATATTGGGCTACTGCAACGAAGAGGTTGACGACGCGGTGAAGAGGCAGATCGACAAGGGTTCAATCTTCACCCTGCCGTCAGAGCTTGAAGAGATCGTCGCTGAAAGAATTTGTCAGATGGTGCCCAACGCGGAGATGGTCCGCTTCGGCAAGAACGGTTCGGACGCAACCAGCGGCGCGGTGAGACTGGCGAGAGCGATCACGGGAAGGGACCACATCGCCCAGTGTGGCTACCACGGCTGGCAGGACTGGAGCATAGGCGTAGCGGGGCGAAATCTCGGCGTACCGTCCAGAGTATCAGAATTGACGCACCCCTTCAAATACAACAACCTCGCAAGCCTGGAGGCCATCTTCGATCTATACCCTAACCAGATCGCTTGCGTGATCATGGAGCCTGTCAATAAAGAGGAACCGAAGGACGATTTCCTGAACGCCGTCAAGAATCTCTGCCACAAGAACAACGCCCTGTTCATCCTTGATGAAGTAGTTACCGGTTTCCGCATCGCCAAGGGGGGCGCGCAGGAGTGCTATGGAGTGGACGCCGACCTCGTGTGTCTCGGTAAAGCTTTGGCCAACGGCTATCCTCTGTCTGCTATCGCTGGCCGTAAAGAGTATATGGAGTATATGACCAGGGTTCATTACTCATTCACCTTCTCAGGGGACTGCATCGCGCTTGCGGCTGCGGAAAAGACGTTGGAGATAATCGAAAGAGATAACGTGCCTGGTATGCTCAAAAATATAGGCCATGAAATTATGAGAGATGTTGATCTTAGATTTGGTGGTAACGAAGCGTGGCCACATATTATCTTCGATACCCCGCAAGAAAGGCAGTTGTTCCGGCAATCATGTTACGAAACGCATCTTTTGGTGATGGATACTATAAACCTTTGTTATGCAACTCGGTGCGTAAATACTTTAGCTATGCTTGGCCGTGCAATTACGCATATGTCTGCCATTGAAGAACGGCCTGATAAGCCGTGGCCGGTTCCCTCGTTCCAGGTGAGAGCATGATGGACGAGGCGGTTAAGAACGCGTTATTAGTCTCAGCGGGAACGGAAAACCGTTTCTTCACTCAATGGGCAGACCATCAACTGATCAATCTATTGAGCAAGGAAAGATGGGTCAGCGAGCTTTACGGCAAATATACCTGCCCGGCGATCATCGTAGCAGGAGGACCGAGTTTAGAGAAGCAGATCGACACGTTGAGAGAGTGTCAGGGCAAGGCAGTGATCATCGCGTGCGGGACAGCGGCTTTATCGCTACACGTCAAAGGGATCACGCCAACCTATATCATGTGCGTCGATCCTATCTACGAGAATATCAACTACTGCAAGCCCTGGATCAATAAAGTACCCATGATAACGAACCTGAGAACGCACCCGGACATATTAACTCTTTTCAAGGGCAATCAGTATCGTTTCCTCGGAGAGGGAGAATTTCTTTCCAAGCGTTTTTACAAGGATGCTCCCTGCATGGGCGATACAGTGACGGTGACAGGCCAGGCTATCCAGATCGCTTTCAATCTAGGGTGCGCGCCTGTGATTCTGATCGGTCAGGATTTATGTTATTACGGCGACAAGTCTCACGCCTTCGGAGTGTTCAAGCAAAAGTATAATTCTCATCCTATACCAATTAAGGACATCAACGGGGAAGATGTGAACACGGATGAAGTCTTTCAGGCGATGAAATACTGTCTGAACAATATCGCCTCGCAGTCTTACGGCGTGGTTGTCAACTGCACTGAAGGCGGCTTGGGAATAGAGGGAGCGGAGAACAGACCGTTCAAAGAGGTATGCCAAGAATGGATGACGGATGATGTCGATTTCGTTCATCATGAAATTATCGAACCTGAGAGAATCGACCAGTCCGAGTTCTTCGGTCAACTATTGGATGACGCACGTTGGATCAAAGAGAAGATCGGGTATAAGCGATCTCTTCTTCGTATCTGCGAGAACAATGAACATTTCATCCCGGAGATCAAACGTGTCGAAGAGGAACTGTATTCCAACAAGTTATACTTCGATGCGATCTACCCCTCGATTCAGAATATGGTCTTGGTGCAAGTTGTGGAGGACGAGAAGAAACAGAGATTCAGGATACAGGAAAAGATATGTTCTTATTGTCTCGCGGCTCTGGACAACCTCATATTCCTAGTTGAGAAGAGGCTGAAGGCGAAGAACGACGTCGATCTGTATTCCCTGGTTGATTTCTCGAAGCTGAACAAGGAAGGATTCGATCAGATCCTTCTCTACGCCTACAATACGGAAACCGATGTCTGGTCAGTAGCAGTAAACGCGGGGATAGATCAGATCAACAAACTGATCGTTTACCTGCAACAATCAGTGGGGGAGATAAGGGGATGACTGGAAAATGAGAATACTACTTACAGTCCTGACATTAGTTCTGATATATTTAACAATCAGGACAACGCCTCCTTATGGTTGGTGCTGGTTGATAGATGGAATAATATTTACTTTGGTAACTATCGCAATCTTTATCTCTCTAGAAATAGGTGATTAACATGATCGAAGTTTATCCCAATCTTTATGTCGGCAGCCAGGATGACATCGCTGAAGGTTTTTACCTCGTCCAGTGTGCCAAGTACCCCTTCCATCGCAATGCCGTGGGCTACGCTAAGCAATGCGCCAAGGATCACCCTGAGTATCTAGTCGCTTACCGGCCAACCAGGATCATCCTGAACATGGTGGATGCCCCTGCTGAGTTCTTTTCGATGCGCCTGATTCAGCCGGCATTAGACGCTATCAAACAAGCCTTGAAGTGCGGCGTGAAGGTCTTAGTGCACTGCAATCGAGGCGAGTCACGCGGGCCAGGAGTGGCGATGCTGGCGATGCGAAACTCCCTGCCGGATGATTACGACGAGGCCAAAGCGAAGTTCAAACAATTATACCCGCCGTTGAACATGGCAGCAGGCATTGATCAATTCTTAGCGGAGGTGTGGAATGAACAAGTGCGTTGATTGCGATCATAAAGAGGTTTGCAGACACATGAGGGACAGAGAAAAATTTGAGAGTACGTTGCCTGATAACGTAACGCTGTTCAGTGCGGAAGCGTTGTGCTCTAAGTTTAGCAACTGCCAAAGGTATCAATATCAACATACGCAGCAGGCAGGAAGCGCTACATCCGCGATGCCTATCTAGCAGGCTGAGGTGATTAAATGGACTTATTGAAACCGTTCCGGAAGGTGATTAAAAAAGTGGCAGATACTTTAGCAGACCGCCAATCAGATCAGGAACTCATGGCAAAGTTGAAATACTGGGATGAGAAGTTGAAGAGCGCGCTTTCCAAGGCGAACAACTATCCCGAGACTCTTTTCAACGACCGTGAGATGATCTACAACGGGACAATCGATGTGGACTACGATCCCGACACCAGATCCAAGTCGGGGAAGCTCTCAAAGAACGTGGTCAACATCGTCTATGAGTTTCTGGAGTCCGAAGTGGACAATACGGTCCCCGCCCCTGCTGTAAAATCTCGACACAGGGGATTTGACTATCTCGCTCAGATGATCGAGGACTCTGCTAAAGACGATCTGAAGGTGATCGAGGACTTCGATGAGATGTACGATGAGAACCTGCGAACTACGAATATACAGGGGTTCTCTCTCTTTGAGGTCATGTGGAACCCGGACAAGAAGCATCATCTATGGCGCGGAGAATTGCAAGTGAAGAACCCGCATCCCAAGGCTTTCATCCCGCAGCCAGGAGTCTACCGCATCAAAGATATGGATTATTTCTTCGTCTCGTTCTCTGTCACCAAGAGATACGTCGAGCGGCGGTACAACGTCGATATAGGCCCCGGTGACTCAGACGAATATCCGCAGATGAATGCCTTCCATGGAACGCAGAACTATTCGGGTAAGGTTACTCTGTTCGAGTGCTGGTACAAGGACACCGACGGAGACATAAACAAGTTTGTCTGGACAAGGAACGTCCCGCTGGAGAATGTCGAGAAGTTCTATCATCGGCGTCTGGACGTCTGCAAGGAGTGCGGACTCACGCAAGGCCCATCTGATGAGTGCGAGTGCGGCTCCAAACGATTCAAAGAGGTGATCAGGGACAAGGAGATCATAGAGGAGGATATGATCCTCGCCAATGGAACCGTGATCAAAAAGGGAACGAAAGTGCCTTACTTCCAGCCAACTAAATCCCCTCTGATCCGGTGGAGGAACGTCCCGGTCAACTTCCAATTCGGCGGACAAAGCGATGTCGATGTGATCCGCGATCAGCAGGACGCCCTGAAGAAGATCGTCTCCACCATCGAAGATAAACTACTGACTGGCGGCGTGATCATAAAGACTTTAGACACGATGAGGCTCAATCTCAAGAATGAGCTTTATGAAGTGGTGAGAGGAAACGCTGCCGAGCTTCAGGCTTTCGGTGTGGAGGATTTGCAGGCCGACGTATCGCAGGATCTGGAGTTTGCCCATGAGCTATATGCCTTGGCGCAAAGTGAACTGGGAATTACCAACGCTTTCCTTGGCAAGGAAGATACCACAGCGAAAAGCGCTGTAGCCAAGCAGCAGCAGATTAACCAGAGCTCAGGACGGATGCAATCTAAGGCAACGAACAAGAACACTGCTTTTAAGGAATTATACCAACTGATGTTCGAGTTCAAGTTGGCCTATTACGATGAGTTGAGACCCTACATCTCTAAAAATGAGAAGAACCAGGACGATTGGGGCCAGTTCAACAAGTACGAATTTCTGAGACAGGATGCTTCAGGCGAGTGGTTCTATAACACAGACTTTACTTTCGAGGTCAATACCAAGGACGCCTTACCGAAGGATAAGGTATGGTTAACGAACACTCTGATCAACATCAGCAAAGGCAAGTTGATTGATCCGGTTGCTTTCTGGACGTGCATGGAGGCGATTGATTTTCCACAGGCGACAATGGTCAAAGAGTTCTTCATCGAGCAGCAGAAACAGGCTAAGGAAGCCCAGGATGCTCAGGATGCACAGCAGCAAGCACAGCAGCAACAGCAATCACAACCTGCGCCAGGCGGAGCGCTGTCTATGTCTCAACCTACTACACAACCTACTATGCAACAACCCGGCCAACCGCCGGCCGGGACTACTCAGCCAGGACAGCAAGGACAGCCGCAGCCCGGACAACAGGGAATGCCGAACCAGGGAGACATCCAACAATTTATCACCTCTCTGCCGCAGGCCGTGAGGCAGAAGCTCGCCACGCTTCCCCAGGATGAGCAGATGAAGATCGTGACATCCATGATGAAGCAGTCTCCCGAAGCTCTACAACAGATCTTCGCTGAGTTCGAAGGAGGTGGTGATCAGGGTGCCGCTCCTCAAGGGCAAGTCCAACAAGGTCCGGGGTAAGAATGTTAAAGAACTTGTTGATACCTACAAGAAGAAAGGCAAGATCGGTACATCGAAGCCGAAGTCAAAGAAGGCGGCAATTAAACAGGCGGTCGCTATAAGTTATCGCAAAGCTGGCGAAAAGAAAGGATGACCAAAAAGATGCTCAAGCAAAGCGCGGTTGTTTCTAAGACCAAGAAGAAGATGCCCAAGGCGGTAAAGAAGGTTGTCTCCAAAGCGAAGGCCAAGATGAAGAAGCCGATGATGCCGCCCAAGAAGGCGGCTGGCCCCTCGCTGAACAATCCCAAAATGCCCTTCGCGTAGAGAAAATTAAGGAGTGGTGAGATGGCTAAGAAGAAGAAGCTTGAGAAAGGCCCCATGCCCAACGCGAGTAAAAAGCAGTATGACGGAGTTCAAAGTCTCGACAAGCCAAAAATACTAGGAGGTAGAAAAAGCGAGATGGCAACCAAGCAGAGCATGGTAAAGAAACCGGCAGTCGGCCCGCGCAAGGGCGGCAACCTGGATCACCTGGTGGAGCCGCCGAAGCCGAAGAAGCGCAAGACCATCATCAACCCGCATACCAAGTAGTGCAAGCGTCGCTGTTATTTACCGACGAGCGGATTATCAACGCCCTGAAAGAGATCCAGTGGGGGAAGATTACGATCACCATCCAGGACAGTCTTATCGTGCTCGTAGAAAAGCTGGAAACGATCAAACTGAATAAGTAAACTCCGATCAGGAACAACCAGACGGGGGGCTAGTGGGAAACCACAGGCTCCCCTTTTTCACGTTAAGGAGGTGACAAACGTGCAGGACGGCAAGCAACGCGGCAAGAGCGGAACACAGACCCGTAAGCAGAATGAAGGCTTCCCGAACAAATCTTCAGTAAATCGCATAGGTGCGAAGATCGAGCGGGATTCAGTAGGACCCAAGTACATCATGGGCGAGGATCTGCGCTACGGAGATTCCAGCAAGAAATAACGCCTTCGGGTGATTTCCCGATGCGGAGGGTAAACCGCAAGGAGCAAAGATATGCCAGATCCGATTAGCGGCGCAATAGAGGAGCCCGCCGTCCTCTTCCCCGGCGAACCTGCCGAGGATGAATTTGAAAACGAAAACGGAGGCGAAACCGTCGCTGAAACTAGCGAGTCCGAAGCCGCCGAACGGACCAGCAAGCAGAGTCCTGATCTGGACGCCGCCTTCGCCAAGGCAAGAAGGGCTGAAGAAGAGACGGCAAGGTTAAAGGCAGAGCTGGATCAGTGGAAAGAGGCCGCCAATGCTCAGAAAACAATTGAGCAGCAGGCCGAGATGGAAAAGAAACTTCAGGAATACAAGGACGCCGGTTGGGATCCCCAGACGATCAGGGACATCATCAGGACCGATCCTGAGTTCCAATCCATAAAGCGGGCGCTGGAAGAAACCAAGAAGGCAGAGTCAGAGCGCGCCCACGTAACCGATTTCAACGCCGAGCTCTCCGCGTTGGGAGAAGAATGGCCTGAGTTTACCAGCTTGCAGGTGAAATCGTCTACCGACCAGGCTGCCGACCAGAAAATCAAGGGGATCGTCGGGGATGAAGTTTATTCCAAGATGCTCTCCTTGAAGCAGAAAGGCTATTCGATACTCGACGCCTACGAGAGCGCGAACCGTACTGCCCTCGCTTCAAAGAGAGCCGAGAAAGCGAAGCAGGCTACCTTAAACTCAATCCAGGGCAGGTCCTCCGTCAAATCGGAGGGAGCCGCGACGACCAACGATCTCGAGCATATTCAGATCGACGCGGATGAATTTGCCCGCTTCAAGGCAATGAACCCGACCTGGACGGATGAAAAGATCATGGAGTTCAAGGCAAAATGTATCGCTGAAGACAGGAAAAACAATCCAAGAACTCGTTAAGAAGGAGTGAGACAAGTGGCTTTTAAGCTGATTCAATCTTTGAGTGGCGCGAGCGCGCCGCTTAACTACAACTACTCCGTAGCATCCAATACCGGCCTTGCCATCGATAGCGTCGTGTACGTCAACGCTTCCGGCTGCCTGGCTCCGGCGACTTCTCTGCTTGGCCCCATCCTGGGAGTATGCCAGGCGGCGATAGCGACGGTGGCTGCGGTTGCCTCTGCTGCGCAGGTGCCCATTGTCCTCGTAGACCCGACGCAGATCTGGCAGACTGCCTGCTCCGCGGCGATCACGAACGCTTCCCTGGCCTTCCCGTTCTACGCCATCGACGCCACCAACGCCGTCTACGTTGACGCGGGTGTGGCGACCGTGGCCGCGACTGTCGGCCTGTATTTCCACGTCCTTACAACGACCAGCCTTACTGCGACTCTCGGTGGTGTAGTGACCGGACGCTTCGACGTACTGTAAAAACTGATAAAGGAGTGAAACTGAATGCCGTTAGTATTTAGTAAAACCAGTGGACTGAACAACAGTATTTTCGGTGAATGGCTTGCCGTGTAGCAGGGAAACCTGTTATATTATAACTGCGGAAGAAATCTGGAAGGCTGTGAAGTTTTGAAACAATGCAACAAATGTAAGAGAACTTTAGATGAGGCAAAATTCTACAAGGACAAGACAAAGAGAGATGGTTACACAACTATCTGTGGAGAATGTATCTGCCAGTGGAAGAGAGATAACAGGGAGCATGTAAAAGAGTACAACCACAAATATGCACAGGAGCACAAAGCAAGGGGCGCTGAAAGGCAATATAACCGAAGGCACAAGAGCGAAGAGGCAATGGAACGTGCCAGGGAAAATCACCGCAAATGGGTTGCCGAGCACCCCGAGAGGCATAAAGAGCATAAGGATAGAGACTACAAGAAAAACACGGAAGCCTATATCCAGCGTGCCTGCCTTCGCAGGGTAAGAGTGAAAGGCCTCAGGGCAGACTTTACCTGCGAACAGTGGAAACAAGTCAAGAAGCTCTTTCATTACAGATGTGCATACTGTGGTGAGAAGCCAAAGAAACTGACGCAAGAACACATCATCCCTGTTAGCGAATATGGCGAATACACACTTGGAAATATCATCCCTGCTTGCCCTGGGTGCAATGCTAGCAAGCACCACAAAGACCTTGTAGAATGGTATCCTCAACAGGTTTTCTTCGATGTCGAGAGATTGAAAGCAATCTCTGCATATGTTTCAGAACATGCCAATCAGAGTGGAAGGCTAGACGTAACAGCCTAGTCACACGCAACGCATAGAGGGTGAAACTCGAAAGAGAATATAATCCCTCCACGAGTCCGCAGCACCCTAACGTAAAGTCGAGGGCGAAAAGATATGCTGAACTTACGGGAACAGAACCGTAAGAAGTAGGGGATAAAAAGCCTCTACGATAACAAATTGAAGTCCCAAGATCCAATTCGTGCCTTTTTGCAGGAAGAGGAAGAGGGGTATAAATCACCTCTGAACCTGATCTTCAACGTCATGGACTCTGATAAGTACGCTGAGAAATTCTCTGAACTTACCAGCAAGGGAAACTTCCAGAATGTGGGAGAAGGCGGCAACTATCCCCGCACCTCCCAGCAGGTCGGCTACGAACAGGTTGTGACGCCGTCCGAATGGAAGCTCTCGTTTGAAGTCACCGAGACGATGATCGAGGATGCCAAGATGTTCAACATCAAGTCCGAGGCAGCCGACTTCATCCAGTCATACTACAGGACGAGGGATCAATTCGGGGCGCAGTTCCTGATCAATGGCAACGCAACGTCGTTCGTGTGGAACGGCCAGACCTATGCCTTTACCGCAAACGACACTGTCGCGCTGTTCTCCGCGGCTCACACGAGCGCTACGGGCAACTCGAATTTCTCGGCGGCAGTCAACACCAACTACCTGACCGGGTCTTCCTATGTGTTCTCATATGACAATTTAGCGTCAATCGAGAACAAGATGCAGAAGTTCACCGATCACGACGGCAACATCCTGAACATCCAGCCCGACACGATCATCATCCCCAACGACCCCGTCATAAAGAAGGCTGTCGCTGACGCTGTGTTTACCGATGGCGATGGGAAGAAGCCCGGCACTACCGACGCCGGTTTCAACTACCACGCGGAAAGATGGAACGTGGTCGTATGGAACCAGTTGACCGTGCCCACGGGTGGAACATCCGCCAACGGCATGCCCTGGTGGGTCATGGACTCCAAGAGGTGCCAGCGAGACGGCCTGATCTGGATCGACCGCGTCGGTCTCAGGGTAAGGTCATGGATCGATGAGAACACTGGCAACAACGTATTCGGTGGCCGTGCAAGATTCGGAGCCGGGGCAGTAAAACCTGTGAGTTTATTTATGGTGTATCCGACGTAATAGGTATTCTATGTACATACTCCCCTAGATGTATTATGATATAAGAAAATCTAGGGGGGTATGTATGATGTTGATGATTTGCCTTGTTTGCGGCAAGCAGTTTGAGAAGCCTCAATATCGACTTGGACGAACTAAGTATTGTAGCCGCAAATGCAAGGACAAGTCGCAAGAAAGGAGATAAGTATGTCAACTTACGATCACGTTACTTTGGAAGATCATCTGACCCAGGACACCATCGCCACCCCTAAGAGCGCGGACACGCTGATCAACAAGGCCGACGGCAACGTGACGCCGATTAGCACGGCTGTGGCGCTTTCAGGTTATACTGCCCTGACATCCGATTACCTGATCCGGGTTATCGGAGCAGGCACTACCACCATTACTTTACCGACCTCCGCGTCGTTTGCGGCGTCCGGCGGCTGCGAGACATTGCTCGTCTACTCCAGCGGCCTCACCGCGACCCTAACCTTTGGCGGGTCCGCGATTCAAGGATTCTCCGCGGGGACTCAGGGGACGACCGGTCCGCATCTGACCATGCTGCAATGCGACGGAGTGAACTGGTTCATGGTCGCCAACTGGTAAAAAGAGGGGAGGGTTCGCAGCCCTCCCTAATTTTTCAAGGAGGACAATGAAAATATTAAACGAAGAGGAAATCAAATCAAGACTTGACTCGGGGGTTCCCGATCTGGATCGCAGCATCCAATGGCTGATTTACCAGGAATTGAAAGAGATCCGCGATGGCATGACCATTGTCAATCCATTGGAACCGAAGAAAGAACCGAAGAAGGAACCGAAGAAGGCATTACCTAAGCGCAAAAGGAAGGTGAAATAATTGGCAATTTTTAACCGGTGGATTTACACGCATATAACCACCAACGCAACGACCAATGTGAAGCTCGTTCCGGGGCTTCTGCACACGGTGGCTATAAACACCCGCGGAACGACCACCTCGCAGATCGGGATCTATGACAACTCCAACGGATCGACTAACGCGGGGACGATGGCAATAATCGACGCTACCGCGAGTGGTATCGGTCAGATTATATACGATGCGCAGATGAAGAACGGGATCACCATCGTAACATCAGGAACGGGTACGCCTCCCGACATCACTGTTTTATGGGGGTAAATTATGTCTTGTCTAACTGAAGAGCAGATTGAACAGCAGATGAAAGGCACCGTCGATCAGAGCCTTGCTTGGCTTACCTTGCAGCAGTTGAAACAACTCAATGAGAAATCACCGATCATCGAATTAAAACCGATCATCGAAGTCAATCCGATCATCAATATACCAGAGCCGAAATGTATCTTCTGCCGATTCTTTGCTTGGCTGAGGGGGAAATAGAATGGGAGAAAGTTCAAGAATCACCCATCAAGGTATCTTAATTGACCGGAGCGGTACGATCTCTTCGGGGGGAAACGCGCAACAACTTGCCGCCGCCAATCCTAACCGACGTTATTTCCTTATACAGAATGCCAGCGCAACGACACTCGCATTAGCAGGAATATCATCGACTGAATCTCTATTCTTCAACTTCGCAGCAAACGCAAATACAGGAGAGCCGTCCATCGAGCTTGTTCCGAACCAGGGGTTCGTCATGGAGACAGGCTTCATCAATATAGCCCTGGTTTCTGTGATTGCGGCAACGACCGGGCATCCCTTTACTGCAAAGGAGTTATAACATGGGCTTCTTTGGTGGAAATACTAGCGTAGCTACAGGTTGGCAAGCTCCCACTGATTGGCCTTCGCTCAATGACTGCGCCCTCGGCAACATTGAGATGATCGTCAATGATCAGACGATGGCCACATACGCGTTTGTCTGTACCACATCCGCCGCGGCCAACTACCAGATCAACTGGGGCGACGGCAACACGATTCAATATGCCTCAGGCGCAACGGCGCAGCATACCTACACTGTCGGATCAGGTACTCCGTGTTCTCTCGGTTATACAACATTCAAGATTACCATCTCGCCTGTCTCTGGCAACCTGACCGCGTTTGCCGTAGCTCCGCACAGTTTGGCGGTGAATATTCAATATCACGCCATCCTGTCCGCGTATATCAGGGCGACATCCCTGGCATCGTTGGCTAGCGCGTTCTACTGCGCGACCGGGGCAAAAGTGTATTGCCGACAGTTGGAAAACTGCGTCGTGCAAGACGCGATGCCCAGTTGTCTCTCCGCAACGAGTATGTTCACCACTTGCTACTCGCTTCAGTCTGTCAACGTTAGCGGCATGACGGCAGTGACCACCGCAACGAGTATGTTCACCACTTGCTACTCGCTTCAGTCTGTCAACGTTAGCGGCATGACGGCAGTGACCACCGCAACGAGTATGTTTAATGCTTGCACCTCGCTCCAGTCCGTCAACGTCTCAGGCATGACGGCAGTGACCACCGCAACGAGTATGTTTAATAATTGCTACTCGCTTCAGTCTGTCAACGTTAGCGGCATGACGGCAGTGACCACCGCAACGAGTATGTTTAATAGTTGCTACTCGCTTCAGTCTGTCAACGTTAGCGGCATGACGGCAGTGACCACCGCAGCGAGTATGTTTAATAGTTGCTACTCGCTTCAGTCTGTCAACGTTAGCGGCATGACGGCAGTGACCACCGCAGCGAGTATGTTTAATGCTTGCACCTCGCTCCAGTCTGTCAACGTTAGCGGCATGACGGCAGTGACCACCGCAACGAGTATGTTTAATGCTTGCACCTCGCTCCAGTCCGTCAACGTCTCAGGCATGACGGCAGTGACCACCGCAACGAACATGTTCACCAGTTGCTACTCGCTTCAGTCTGTCAACGTTAGCGGCATGACGGCAGTGACCACCGCAACGAGTATGTTCACCAGTTGCTACTCGCTCTCTACGGTGACAATGACTAGCTTCGCATCCGCAGCGGCTTCGCTGTTAGCTGATACAATGTTCTCAGGCTGTGAGCAGATGATCAACATTCTGCTGCCCACCGCTAAGGTGACGAAGTTGGGCATGGCGGGTGCAACAGGGTTACTCGACAAACTCGCTACCATCTCGTTCAACGCGGCCAGTACCTTCAGCGGCACGTCTCCACAGCTGGACGTTTCTTACTGCACCCTGACAGCAGCGCAACTCAATACCATATTCGGGCAATTGCCGAACAACTTGGCCAAGACAGTCAATATCACGGGTTGCACAGGGGAGACGCTGGTTACTCTTTCAGGGACGACGGTATTAGGATCAACCACAGTGACTATGGCAAGCACCGCAGGACTATCTACGGGGATGGAGATGACAGGCACGGGAATCAACACCGCTCAGGCTGTCACCACCACAGTCAGCACGTCCGTGGTCAACCTGACGGCTCATGGCATACCGAACGGCACTCTCGTTTATTTCCCGACGCTTAACAACACGACAGGGATCACGGTCAACACGCCGTACTTCGTGGTCAACGCTGCCACCAACACTTTCCAGGTATCACTGACATCGGGAGGCGCGGCGATCACATTCGGCGGCACCAACGCCACGTCAGCCACCGTATTCTACGGCAACACGATCCAGGCAATCAGCCCGAACGTTTCTGTGACGCTACTTATACCAGCATCCTCAGCCAATGTGGGGGAGAGCACGGTATCCAGCGTATGCTTACATTCACTGGCGGCAGGTAAAGGCTGGACGATCACCGGTTAGGAGGATCGATATGTACAAGATAGCAGCAACAGGCCATAACTTGTATCAGATGGTGGCGAATCCTACCGGGGACTACATCAACACAGCGCAGGTTCGCTACAGTTTGAACGTGATAAACTGGGTTGATACTCCGGTGGGGCCGAACGCGATCAGTATATTGGGCGGCTACATTGATTACGCAACGGCTGCCGCAGCTATAGCCGCGCTGGGATTGACGTATGCGCCGATAGCAACGACAGCCTAAATAGGGGGTCTTATCTTTGAACCTATCAACGATTCTTTCCCTGGCAGCCCTACAGTATCCCAATAGTGTTTCACAGCCGAACTCGTTGATTTTCCTCAACGAGTGCCAGAACACTATCTACCGGAGATTCGACTTCCCCGAAGAGACGGAAATGGTCAACCTGATCAACAACATGGCTCTGTATACTCTTCCGTCATACATCAAGCCGGAGAGGATCAGGAACGTCGCGATAATTGAACCGTCCCAACAGATCCTGATCGAGGATGATGAAGATGATCAGGAAGACCAGGAGTTTCCAAGCGAGTACGACCTGGAAGGATCTCTGGGGGAGTATGAATACTGCGGCGAACAGGAAGAACTAAGCGGGAACAATTACGGGATCATCAACGGCCCGGTATCGATGCTCTCCCTGTTTCCTATGCCTTCCATCCCCGGAATGACCGTCGGACAGATCAACGTAGCACAGGGGGGGACGGGTTATACTTCCGCGCCTTCCGTGACTCTGACGGGGGGAGGCTATTCGACAATCGCCACCGCGACAGCGACAGTCGGCAACGGCGCGGTGACAGGGGTCACGATAACCAATGCGGGCGCAGGCTATTTGTTCCCGCCCCAGATCTCTTTTGCGGGAGTGGGAACGGGAGCGACCGCCGTAGCGTTCCTCACAGGACTTCAAATGATGATCACTTTCAAGGACGGCCCGAACGATCTCACTTCGGGGACTTTGACTATTGTCCCGAGGTTGAACCAGGACTACCATCTGTATTTAGTCCACAAATTAACCGCCTGGTTCGCGAAGCTGGCGAGGGACATTGATGTTGCGAACAACTTTGAGGCCGACGCTGACGACATTTATCAGAGAATGGCAAGCGACCTCCATTACGGCCTGGAAGAGAAACTAATACCACGGTGGTGATGAAATGAAACAGAGTGTCTGGAAGGCTCAACTACTGGCTCAGTACAGCCAGCAAACAACGATCACGGCTAACGGGGGGACTACCGCCTTCTCGATCAGCGGCATCACCCCGTATTTTACGAACGTCTCCAACATGTCGGTTGTCTCAGATGACAATACCGGGATCAACCATTCGATCACCTCTTTGACATGCGGGGCGAGCGGATCGGTCGCCTTTACTCTGAATTACGACACCTCTCTTGTCGCGGGGAATTACAACGTCAATTTCTGGACGGTGGGACAGGGATAATGGCTCTCTGGAAAAAGATTTCAGGGATCATGAAAGAGATACCCGTCAATAAATTTACGGGAATAGACAGGCAGAACGCTCCCGGTCTGATGATCGACGAGGGGGCTTCGACATATTGTAAAAACCTCTGCGCGTCTCTTTACCCGGCCATGACCGTCAGGGGGGGATTTACCAAGCTCGGCACTTCACCGCAGGCAAACCCTATTGTCGGTCTGGGGATCTACCAGGGGTCTCAGTTGCATGCGATCAATAAATCCGGCTCCTGGTACTGGTGGACAGGCACGGCTTGGGCGCAGATTAGCGGGGCTTGGGATTATTCCGCTCCGTATTGCTTCTGCAATTTTAGAGGATCACCGTCGAACCCCAATTTAATGCTCGTCTCAAACGGTGTCACTCAGTATTGGGTAACTAGCACGGGAGGCGCGGTTTCGGCTATTCCTTATCTTCCCCCCGGGAATCCTTGCTTAGACACGCAGGATGATCGAGTGTTCGCGGCAGGCGGGAATAACGGATTAACCTATGGTAACGTGGTCTCCTGGTGCAACTATGGCGCTCCGCAATATTGGACGCCCGGTGTCCCCTCTTCTGCTCCCGGAGATGCGGGATCGCAGAACTTAGAAACGGGAAGAGGGAATATCGTTACTTGTCTGAAAGCCGGTCCTTCTCATCTTACGATCTTCACCGCGTACGATCTCGTGGAGATGTGGGGGCAGGCTGACAATCCTTCGACGTTCCAGCTTCAGACCGTGTCAAACCAGGTCGGCTGTGTGGCGCAAAATGCCTGCACGATAGGACCTGACGGAAACGAATACTTCATCTCCTATTCGGGGATCTATAAATATTCCGGCGGCGTGGCTCCCGACAAAGCCTTCTCTCTGCCGGTTCAATATTACATCGACAATATGAACCAAACATCGGCGTACTCTATGGCGCAAAACGATGGCTCCAATCTGTACTTCGCCATTCCTCAGGGGTCTAACACCTATGCCACAAACGTACTCGTTTACTCGACCCGTTACGGGATATGGTACTCCTATGAACTGGGTATCTCCATAACCGCGATGACTGTGATGAACAATATTCTCTACATCGGAGATTCTTCGGGGAACGTCTATTCTCTTACAGGAACTACAGACAGCGGGTCTGCTACGGCATCGACATGGACATCCAAACCCTTTGGATCAGGGTCTCTGGCTCAGAAGCAGGAATGGTACAACCTCTACATCGTTGCGACATTGCCTTCGGGATCGACGCTCAATGTCTACCTGTCTCCCTCGGCTGACAGCGCGAGCGATTTTGTTCTAGCAGGTACTCTGACAGCCTCGTCCTTAACGCAGGAGGCGAGGATCATCATTCCTGTCGCTACCGTGGCTAACTCCAATTGGGTACGGGTTAAACTGACCGGAACAGGGCCATACACGATCCACGAGATAACTAGACAGGTGAGGGAGATGCCTTTCAGATGAGCACGAGACTCCCGGCTTTCACGCGTGGCATGACCCTGGCTGAAGTAACGGATATCGCGGAGCAGAATAGGAAAGCCATCATTCAATCTCTGGCGAGCGCGTCAACGTCCTCTTCTTCCGCTCCGACTTTGATCCAGGCTCTGACTTCCGTTGACGGGTCGCAGGTGCTTTTATACTTCAACACGCCGATGTCCTCCGTGTTCCCTGCGGCTCCGGCCGGCTTCACCGTAACGCTGAATAGTTCTGCCGATGTTGTTACTGCTGTCGCCCTGGGAAGCAACACAACCTGCATTGCCCTGACGCTGACCACACCCTCTACAGACCCCGGCGATATCCTGACGGTGGCATACGCGGCGGGAACGGTGGCCAGCGCAGCAGGGCAAGCATTAGCGAGCTTCACGGCGACGAGCGTGACCAATGCCCTAGCTCCCTGGGTGGAGGACGGATCGGCAGCATGGGCAAACCCTACCACGTTCACTCTGCAATATGGATATATTAACAGGCCAACAGGCTTTGCCTATGGTGAGGACGGCGGGCAGTATTCTTTAGCCTGGACACAGGCGACGGTCGGGGGAATAGCAAACTGCTATTCGTCAGTAACAATTACTCCTTTAGGATCTGAGGTTGGCACTCCATATATTAACTTTATGGCAGTCTGCCGAGGGATGGTGCATCGATGAGCGCACCAATTTACACTGCCGCCGATCTTGGTAACATTGCCAGCAATCTCGCTGGTGACTATATCCAGATGGCTGACATCGATCTTACGGGTATGGATTGGATTCCGTTAGGGAACGGCTACCCAGATACTTTTACAGGTAGTTACGATGGCAACGGATTTACAATATCAAATATGACAGTAGGCAGTGCATTTTTGCCTGACTACAGTTATGGCGGCCTTTTTGGGTCAGTCGGAGGAAATGGCTATAGTCCGTCTCTGATGAAGATCGTCCTATTGAACTGCAATGTGGTTGGTAACAATCTAATTTTTGGTGGCTGTCTTTGCGGAGCATTATATAGTGGCTCCGTGACAGAGTGCTATGGAGAAGGTCTGGTTAATGTAGCGGGTGCTGCTGGTGGTTTAATCGGTGATGCGGAAGCAACATATTCTGATATTACAATAGATAATTGCGCTTTTGCGCCTTTCAAGAACTCCTGCAGCGTTGAGACTGAGCCTGGGAATACCGGCGTGGCTATAGGCGGCCTCATAGGAGTGACATATACATACAGGCTTCGCACGTTTACAATAACTGACTGCTACGCAGCATCACCAGTGATACCTGGCAGCAGCGACCCTTCAAACGTGATGGGCGGTATGACCGGATATAATTATGGTGCAACATATACATCGTGTTACTACGATGAGACTGTCTCCGGTCAGAGTGATACAGGAAATGGCACTCCTGAACTTACTGCCTTAATGCAGGAGCAATCAACTTATTCAGGTTGGGACTTCACTGATATATGGCAGATTTCACCACTAGCAGGCGGGGATTTTGGATACCCGTATTTCAAATGGATGGCAGTGTCAGGGCCACAATGCAAAGCATCGCAGGTATTGATCGATGCTCGAAGCGGGAAACCTGTCAACTTCGCAAGGCACTAAGTCAACTACCCAGTAACTCAGGTTCAATGCAAGGCAACTCAAGTTTTGCTTGGCGCACGAACAACATAGACGCCCGTTCGGGGCAGCCGGTGATAATTCTCTAAAGGAGTGATCTTCGTGTCCGTCAATCTCAACGCTAAAGGTGGCGCAGCACCGTTCACCGGAGCAGGGCCAGTACCCAAGTATCCGGGGCAGAATATGCAGAATCAGGCCAACATGACTGCCAACCCGGGGTATCAGGGCGCGACATACGGGGGATCACAGAACGCGCCCCAAGGGATGGTGGGAATCCGATCCTACCTCAATCAGATGGGATATAAGGGGCCTATCAACTGGAACCCTGTAACGGGTAATCCCGCCGGGGGTCTGGTCGGTATCGGCAATGGATCTACCGCGGCCAATATTCAGCCCGGGGCGAATGTCGGCGGAACGACTTACGCCACGCCTCAAGATATAATCGCCGCCCTCAATGGAACAGGATATCAGAGCCAGGATCAGCAATCTATAGATCAGGCGAAGGCAGGTTATCTGAACTCGATCAACACTCCCAACCAGGCCGTGAATACAGATATGATGAACCTGACCAATGCGACGAACGCCCCTCCTCCTTCGCTGACGAACCCCAATGCGAATTATATGCAGGCGGCGAACGCGGCCGCGCAGACAGGGATGAACGCCGTAGATAACACCACGCTTCAGAAACTAGGTACTTTGGGAATGTCTTCAGTGGGGGCGCAGGCTCTTCAGGGCGCGAACCAGGACATCTATAACCAGGATGTCTTACAAGCCCTGCCTAATATGTATAACGAGCAGTATCAGCAGTACCAGGGGAACATCAACAACCAGGCGAATCTATTAAATACGCAGAATACTTTAGGCCAGCAGAACGTTGGGAATCAGCAGGGCGCGCTGAACACCCTCGGAGGCTTGCAGAACACAGAAATCAACCAGCAGATCGCCCAACAGAACGCCGCCGCGACTCAAGCCCAGAAGTATGCCGAGGCGAACAACTACCAGTATACTGCCGCGATCAACTCAGTGAAGGCGCTTGGATATACTGACGACCAGGCGGCTCAGATGCTCGGTATTCCTGCGGGGACTCAATCACAACAGGGAACATACCAGGATCAGCAATTACAAGATGATCTGGCGAAGCTGGCAATCTCTCAGCAAAACGCCAATACAACGCAAACAAGGGCTTCGGATACCGCTTCTCTTAACGCGGCGAAGCTGGGTGATACCACCGACCTTAATAAATTGAAAGAACAGCAGATGCAACTACAGATCCAGAATATGCAGAATCAGCTAAACAGCCCGGCGCAATCTTCAGCCCAAACGCAGGCGAAGGCGACTAACACGGCAAATAAACTCTTGACAAGCGGCGCGCCGCTTGGCGATGGCAAGCCGATGACTATACCGCAGATTCAACAATGGGCATATCAGAACGCTGACTATCTGGCTTCCATAGGTTGCACGCCTGCCGATGTAATGACAATAGCTACGCAGATAAACGATGCTACACTAGGTACACAACCCGGTTGGTACAAATTCTTGAAAGCAGGTCAGCTCTAATGTCGCTAAACGATCCTTATTCCGAATATAATAAATACTTTAGCAATACTCCAAGCGGGAATAAAACTCCCGCCAATACCGCGTCCAATGATCCTTATTCTGAATACAATCAATATTTCTTCGGCAATTCAGGACAACAACCTGCCGCACCTCAGCCTGCGCCTCCGCAACAGGTGCAGAAGACCACGTCGCCTGCTCCTGCTACGCCGCAACCTGAATGGAGAAAATTGCTTCAGGGGGCTGGCAATGCCCTTGGCAGTGTGTTCAATATACCTGGAACAAAATCGCTCATTCCCGATAATTCAACATTAAACCAACCCTTTCAGAAGTGGGCGGGTAAGTTGCCGCAAGCGGCAGGCGTTGGCATTGTCAAAGGCGCTGAGGATATAGCGCGCACAGCAGCTACCAGCGTCCCCACATCGGAGTTCCTGGCTTGGCAACATCGGTGGCAGAAAGTTCACCCCAACGGAGCGTTGCCGCCTTTAACTTCTCCTATGGGGCAGGCCCTATTGAAGAAAGACATCGCGGCGGGGTTGATCGATCCGCCTCCCTCTGACATAACATTGGGGAACACGGTCGAAAACGCCTACAACAAAAACATTGATCAGCCTCTCAAGAAAAAGCTCGGCATCACCGGAACGCCTGGAGAGAACCTAGCCGGTGGTCTCGGTGAGTTCGTCGTTCCCTCTTTAATTGGAGATCCCATGCTCAAGGGATTAGGCCTGGCGGGTGATGCCACAGGACTCTCCGGGGCAGAGAAAATCGCGGCAAGAGTTGCGGGAAGTGTCCCTAGGGCATTGCAGCAGTGGGGATTGATGGAGGCCAGCAAACCGGCAGATCAGCGCGCGCCTCTTCTTCCGTGGCTGGCGCAGTTCGCCGGGATGGACATAGCGATGCAAGATATACTCCCGGCAGTCGTAAAGGGATTGAAGAGCGGAGAGATCAAGCCTGAAGTTGCCCAGGCGGTCAAAGATGAGGCTAATCGCGCAGGGGTTCCACAATCCCCTCAGACGCCACAGATTGCCCCAGGAGCAGAGCAACCCCCCGCGCAGGTAGAGACGCCTACCCAGGCGACGAACGAAGCCCCTTTTAACCCTGCGCTGAAGCCTAGCGATGCGGAGAAGATCGCCGGAGCCGCGCAACCCGATCAGGCTGCCCCAGGAACACAGGAGACCCCTGCGCTTGATCAGGCAGGCAAACCGACTCAATCCGTCGGCGCTGATCTGTACCGCGCCCGCTTCGTGAACGATGAACCGTTTACCGCCAAGATATCCCCTGAGTACGGCAAGACCAAGAGAGCGTTTTCCGATACCACCAAGGATATGCAGACCACGTTTACGGGCCGCCTGAACGCCGATCATCAGGAGGGCATCTATCTTAACCGAGATGTCCACAACCTGGCTCCCGATCCAAATGAGCAGATCGCCATGACGATATATCAGGATGCTGGCGGAGATAAAGCGTCAATCCAAAAATACATTGACAATCAAAGTCCTCTTTTAGATGAGAAGGCCCCTGGTCGTGAAGGCTCTACCGTAACCTATCGTCAGGCCGCGCAGATGGCGCTCAACCTGTCTCAGGGAGCAGATGACGCTACTCACGATCAGTTGATGCCTTATTATGTCGAGGCCGGAAAGCACGCGATGGAGACCGGTGCAACCCATGATGTCCGTGACAATTATGCTAATAGACGATGGGCAAAGAACGAGGCTGGAGCGGTAATTCAACCGCGCTGGATGAACACGGACAAGGGAACTAAAATGGTCAGCGACATATTTGACGTTCTGAGACACAAGGACACCATGACCAAGGCTGACCGCAATCAGGTCGAGAATATTTTCAAGGCAAACAAGATTCCCAAGAATGTCTGGACTCAGAGATTTTCAGATATCAGGAGCATGATGTATGAACAGACTGAAGCTTCTCCTTTGGACTCTACCGCCAAGGTGCGATTGCCTTACGAGCAGAAAACCCAAAGCGCTTATACTTTCCATGCCAAGCCCCGTGTGTTTCCTCAAACCTTGGACGGGGTTCTGTGGGGCATGAAGCCTGTCACGATGGACGCCGGAGACTTGGCAGGAATGCACGTCGATGAGATGAGCATGGCAAACAACCTCCGTCAGTTTGGGGATTTCCTGGTCAAGAATAAATTAGGCAAGTCCGAGGGCATGGACTACAAAGAGGCTGATTATAAAACGATCATGGCTTACGGCGGCAAGAAGATCGTCGCCCCAACAAGATTAGCTGATGCGATGAAGTCAATAACTGAAGTTTCACGTCCGAGTGATTTTGTAAAAGGGATCAATAGATTCCAGGGAACGATCAAGACAGGGATCACGTCTTACGGATTATTCCATCCCTACAATGAGGTCAAGTCATTATTGGCAAGCACTCACGGCGGTATCGATCTTTTGATGCACGGCGGGCAGATTCGGGATATCCTGACGAACCAGGAGAGCATGGATGAACTGACAAGGAAATGGGTTCCGAAAGGATTGGTCGATCCTGCATCCACACATGACATCGACGTGGCGTATAACCTGACCAAGAAGGACGGCTTTCTCAGCAAGGTAACGAATTTCCCCGGTGTCAAACAATACTTGCAAGGCGCGGAGAAGATCAGGGATTGGACATTCGGCAATAATGGAATACCGGGAATGATCAGTTATTTCAAGATGATCGACAGCGAATTGAAGTTAGATTCCTGGTCTAAAGGTCATCAAAATGCTTCAGCAGAAGATATTGATCAGGCCATGAGGCAGATCGCAAGGTATTCAAACTCGAATTATGGCGGCATGAACTGGGGCGCGCTCGGTGTCTCTCCTACGGTCAAGAACGCATTGAACGTCGGTTTATTGGCTCCTGACTGGACAGCCTCAAAGTTTATGTTGTTCAAGTCTGCCCTGACAGATTCATCGCTTACTGGAAGTTTGGCGCGCCAGAATATAACCACTGCTCTAATCGGCGGGGCGATCATGACAGAGGCTTTCAACTATATCTGTACTGGGCACTTCACTGATCAGAACCCTAAAGGACACTGGATGCAGGTCGAGTTCCAGCCTAGCACATACTGGTCTTTCATGCCTGCTGATATCGACGATGGTCTGACTCTCGCCAATGCTGTTAGACAGAAGGGTTTGGTTTACGGCTCGATGCAGGAGATTTCCAACAAGTTTGCGCCTTTGCCGAGAACCATTGGCGATCTCGTCAGCCAGGGCTATGCAAACAAGCAGGGATTCGGCAAAGGTACATTGTCAGGAGGCAAGACAGCCGTAGAAGATATAGCTCCGATCCCTATCGGCGCACAGGGTGACGTGACGCAATTAGCAAAAGGGAACACTGGGCAATCGTGGCTCTCTCGCCTCGCGGTAGGAACTGGCATGGCGAAGTATCAGGGACCGGCTAAGGGACAGGAGGCCACAGGGATCGGTCAGCAAGCTCAGTCTCAATTACAGCAACTAAGGGCAGCGGGGAAGTCCAAGGCGCCCTCTGCTCAGGCCCTGGCCGAAGCGAACCTGAGCCCTCTGGCGAAGTCATACCTGGGTCTATCCGCGCCGAAGAGAGCGCAGTTTATGGCCTCGCTATCGCCGGATCAGCAATCTCTACTACAGCAGGAACTGTCTACTTATAAGGCTCCTGCTAAGAAAAGCAAGAGCGGCTTAACTGGATTCAAGGGAATAAGCGGGATGAAGGGACTTAAGAAGATATGAAAGTTCTATTCGTTTCAGCGTTCGGAGAGTCTTTCCCTCTCGCTCTTCATCTTTTAGATGAGGGCCATGATCCCGCTATGTTCATCCAGTGTAAAGGATACAAGGATGTTGGCGAGGGATTCAAAGTTAAAAGGATCGGCTCTCTTGATGAGTGCAAGCGGCTGATCTCTTCGGGCAAGGTCGACCTGTCCTATACGGATGAGTGCAAACAGAAAATAAGTATTCAGGATGGTATCTACGGCGGCGGTGAGTTAGCCGATCAACTACGCAAACTGGGGAAGCCGGTCATCGGCGGGAACGCATACGGCGACAAGCTAGAGAATGATCGCTTGTTCGCTCAGTCTGTATTCAAGAAAGCGGGGATGGATGTTGTTCCCGTAGTAGAATTTCACACATGGGACGCGGGCAAGAAGTTCCTCAAGAAAGAAAAAGGCTCATGGGCGATTAAACATTGTGGACAGACACCAAGGGACTTGAATGGAGCATTCTTCGATCCCGAAGAGATGATGAGCTTTCTGGAGTGGTCGGAAGAGATATGGGACAAGGAAACACAGCACACCCCGGTACATTTCATCTTTCAGCAGGCCGTGAAAGGAATCGAGATCGCAGTCACGGGATTTGTCAGGAACGGAGAAGTTCTCCCCGGGACTGTTTATTTGAACCAGGAAACAAAAAAACTGATGAACGGCGGCTACGGTCCTTCATCTGGTCAGGTCTCGGAGGTTGGGAGATTTATTGACGGCACGAAGCTGTACGAGCAAACCATAGCGAAGATCGCTCCACTCTTGGGTAAAGATTATCTGTGCTGGATGGATATTAACTGCATAATCGCCAAGGACAAGGTCGTTCCGCTTGAAGCAACTTGCAGAAACGGACTCCCTACGGCATTCTCTTTCTTTGAGGGGGTTGGAAACGTCGGAGATTTCTTCGAGAGCGTATTGAAGGGGAAAGAGATAAAACACAGCAATGATTGGATTACTAACGTGGTTGTCGCAACAGGGACATTCCCCAATGAGGACAAAGACGCGAACAAGAAACCGCTTATTCTCGGATTAGAAAACTGCGACCTTTCGCATACTTGGCCTTACGAGATACGAATGGAAGGCGAAAAGGTGAGGGGCGCAGGAGAGATCGGAAACACGGTCACATTCACCGCCAAAGGGAAAAAAATAGAGGATTCCTTTCAGACCTGCCTGAAGCGAACGGAGCAAGTGAAAGTTTTGCCGTTCAAAAAGATAAGAACGGACGGCTATGAAAAGGCGGTCAAAGACTTTCCTCAACTTGAAAAGGATGGATGGATATGAAAATACTGCTAGACGTGATACCTCATTCAGAACAAAGATACCCGACACCTGGGGACTATTTTAAAGAAGATGGCATGTGGAAGATAGTCGCTTCAGAACTGCCGAACCCCGACCACTCTTTCCTTATACAGCTTCACGAACTGATAGAGCTCTACCTGACGCAGAAGCGTGGAATAGAGGAACCCGACATCATGGCCTTCGATCTTCAGTATGAGAAGGAAAGAAATGTCGGAGACCATTCAGAGGAAGAAGAGCCCGGAGATGATCCCCGTGCCCCTTATTACCGTGAGCATCAGTACGCGAGTGCCGTTGAATACCTGATGGCTGTCGCTTTAGATGTTGACCGAAACGATTACGACAATGCGGTATTGGAGTTACTGAATCCTACTTAGCGGAGGTGGTTGTATTGAAAGGATATGTGATCTACGCTGATTTGTTCGGGTGTCAGACGCTGATCGACAAGTCTTTGGAATCCTTCAACACCATAATCGAAGCTGTCACTACGGCGGGGATGAGGCCGGTTCATTCTGTCTCTGAACTATTCCCGAAGGCGCGCTTTGCATCCAACTCCGGGGTGTCCGTGATGACGCTGATCATACCTTTAACGGAGAGCCATTGCTGCCTTCATACTTGGCCGGAGTTTGACAATTTGACATGCATCGATCTATTTACCTGCGGCCCTCCTGAGAAGGCGCACAAGGCCGTTGAACTGCTTATAGAGAAACTGAAGCCGAAGGAAACAAGAGTGGTCGCATTTGAACGCGGCCTCCCGGTGGGAGGTGACAAATAAATGTCCATCTTAATCGTGTCTAGTAGGGGGATGGTGCTATGAGTGAAGATCATGACTGTGTGCATGAAGCGGATATAGGCAAGATGAAGGCGGAACTGACCAACCTTGAGCGGTGGCAGACTGCCCAGAATGGCACACTGGCCAGGATAGAGGATAAGGTTGAGCATAGCCTGACGGATATCAAGAAAGAGTTTATTGCATCGCTGGACAGTACCCATAGGGAATTTATTGCTAGCATGGGCAGTAGCCATAAGGAGTTTGCTGAATCCCTCATCAACGTCAATAAGAGATTTAAGGAGAACTGGGACAACCTGAACAGGAAATTCGACCGGATCAATGCGTGGATGTACGGGCTGATGGGTAGTCTGATCCTCGCCCTGATCCTGCTGGTTCTCAACCTGGTTTTGGGAGCGAAGAAATAAGAGGCGATCCCATGTGGACATTGAAAAACTGATCGGCCAGGCAGAATACGACACCACATTCACGCTCGGCTCCTGTGTCCTGTGTGGAACGGCAACGTACTGCGGGGCACGTATTCCCCGGTCGAGCGACTTCTGGACGGGGAAGCGATTCGTTTATTTATGCTTCAGAGAGCATCGCAACGAGGCAGGGCTACGACAGGCATTAAATGATGAAGTTAAGGAAGAGAGGTGTTGACCAGTGTCTAAGATCGCGATTGACCCTGGGCACTAGCACGGCGGATATGATTCCGGGGCTGTAGGCCCCACCGGTCTTCAGGAGAAGAACGTTACGTTGGCGGTTGCCCTACTTGTAGGCCCCATTCTCACGGCGGCAGGAATTCAGGTGATCTATACCCGCACAAGCGATCAAGTTCCCTGGCCGGCAAACGTGAACGCTGATTTGCAGATGCGGTGCGACATCGCCAACAACGCCAAGGCCGATGCGTTCCTCAGCATCCACTGCAATGCGTCAGATGACCACACTGCTCACGGAAGCGAGAGCTTCTGTTACGCGCTCGGCGGCAAAGGCCAGGTTTTAGCGGGCGATGTGTTGGCTCCGCTAGTGGCCGCCATCGCCACCGTCAATCGGGGTGTGCAGGCGGCTAATTATGAGGTGCTACGGAATACGTCCATGCCGGCTGCCCTGGTGGAGACAGCCTTCATTTCTGACCCGGCGGAGGAGGCGATGCTGAGAAGCCCGGCGGCTCAGGCGAAGATTGCCCAGGCTATCGCCCAGGGGATCTGCGCTTACTTCAATATTACTACGATCCCAGGTATGACCTATGCCGGGAGCAGAATCACCGGCCAAGTCCTGGCCGACGGTCACCTGTGGGTAAAGGCGACTGACGCGGCAGGGTTGTTTGGGCACGCGCTTTACAATTGGAACGCCGCAACGGAAACGCTGACGATCAATTAACGGCTGACATCCTATCTGTCAGAAGGAGAAAACTATGACTACCGTTAACGTAACTGTCACCGTCACTGATTCCCTCGGAGCAATCGTTGCCGAGACCATGACCCTGAACATTAACGACGAGGATCTGAAGTTTGGCACCACGACCCTGCCGGATGGTAAAGTAGGAGAAACCTACAGCGAGACGGTCACCGCGGAAGGTGGTACTCCGCCCTATGTTTTCACCGCGGAAGGACTCCCTTTGGGTCTGACCATCGATTCAGCGGGCGTGATCAGCGGAACCCCTACCCTCAGCTAAAGAAAGGAGGCAAGATTATGGATACGGTAAAGCAGTCACGCTGGTCTTCAAAAGTTCTGTGGGCGAGCATTATCGCCCAGGTTCTGGTCATTTTGCAGTTGACCGGCACGTTCGCGAAAATGGGGCTCGACCCCGGATACATCGGCAACGTTATAGCGGCTATCCTGCAGCTGCTTGTGACCGTTGGTGTACTCAATAATCCATCCGACAGTGCAAATTTCTAATCTAAATGTTTTCCTCCTCTTGGGGCGGCTCTCGGGCTGCCCCTTTTCTGTTTCACGAATCAAGGGTTGACAATTCTCCGAAATTGTCGTAAACTAAACTTAACTAAGTTTTCCTCCCCTCCTCGAAAAGGCCCGGGCTGACCACCCGGGTCTTTTTATTCGCGCTTAAAAATAATTAAAAATATATTTTCATTTACCCCCTTGACATCCATATACTCTATGGTATCATGGCAATAGAAGGAGGCGAGTTGAATGAAAATGATTTCAGTCCAGACGTTTTTAGATGCAGAGGATCACACCCGCTTCAAAATAGTTTGCGCAAAGAAGAAGGAGAGTATTGAGGCGGCGACTCGAAGACTGATCGTCGAGTACGTGGCGAAGGAAAAGCGCAAGGAGGTGGTTTGATGGTTTGGACGCATCTAAACCTTTTTGGAATCGGATTTTGCGGTGCCATCGTTCTAGCCATCATGCTAGGTCCGCTGCTCCTGCCGGATGACGAGGTAGACATAATGAGGAGGGGAAAAAAGAAATGAGCGAGTTCAAACTGATGTGCGCGGCGCTGGATGCGGTTGATCGGGCGCTGGAGAACCAGGAGCCGCCGTTGAAATGCCGTGAGTGCCCGGATCTCCAGGACGTAGTGGATTACCCGGCAGGGCAGGAATACGGCAGCGTGACTTACTACGATCAGTGTGTGCGAAGGGGAGGTTGCGACCGTGGTTGAGCTAGTAGAGTGCAAGACCTGTGTATCCAACAAATATCAAGAGGAACGCCATCCCGACTATGACGTTTCTGTCCCCTGCGATACCTGCTCCACGATCAAATATTCTCGGTGGCAGAGCGCGAAGCAAGCCGCCTTGGTCGAGGCCGCCAAGAATCTGCTGGCGTTCCTCGAGGACCACGGCGAGTGCGAGATTTGCACTCAGGGAGGCCGTGGCGACGAAGGCGGAGTGTTTTTTGAGCTTGGCCGCTATGATCGAGTGGCACTCCCAGACAGAGAATTAGAGAAGCTACAAAATGCCTTGCAAGATGCGATTAACGAAATGGAAGGGAGCGATACGAAATAATGGAAGCGCAAGAAGTAAGCCTCATTGAAGCGTTTGAAGATTTTGAGGCAGCCGGTATCTGGGCTGATGCGGAAACGATAACCGCTATCCCTGGTCACGAGCGGTTCGAGATCAAGACCAAGGATCAGGCTGCGTGGGCCCTACGCAAGATGAGCAAAATCAAGGCTGAGAAGGAAGAGAATGTCCGCACCGCCCAGGCCGAGATCAAGCGGATCGACGACTGGTGCCAGAGCGAGAACGACAAGGTGCAGGGAAGTCTCGACTTCTTCGAGTACCTGCTTATGGGCTACATGCAGCAGGAGCGCCAGGCTGATCCCGCCGTCAAGACAATCAAGCTTCCCCATGGTTCCCTCAAGATGCGGGCGCAACAGCCGGAATTTGTCTACGACGAAGAGGCGCTACTGGAATGGGCGCGCAAGGTTATGCCCAGCTCAATCATCGTCAAAGAGTCGTTCCCGAAACAAATCGCCAAGGATTGGCTCAAGACCACTGGGGAACTGCCGGACGGCGTGACCATTACCGAGAGACCAGAGAAATTTTCCGTGGAGGTGATCTGAGATGGCAATCGAACAGCGTGAAATCACAGCATTGAGCATAGTGGACGGCCTGAACGTCAATCTGGTCGCTCAGACCATGCAGAAGATCGTCCAGTTTCAGAGCATTGTGCATCAGGCGCTCAAGGACGGTCACGACTTCGGCGTCATCCCCGGGACTGGCGACAAACCGACCCTCCTGAAGCCCGGGGCGGAGAAGATCCTCATGCTCATGGGATTGACGAGCGAGTATGAAATCATCGAGAAGATCCAGAATTACGAGACCGGCTTTTTCGCCTTCACCGTGAAATGCACCCTCTCCAAGGGCATGGCCAAGGTCACTGAGGGATTCGGCCACGCCAACACCAAGGAGGCCCGCTATACCAACCGGTGGGTGACGGAGAAGAAGATCCCGGAGGGCATCGACAAGGCCAACCTCAAGACCCGGGAAAAAGAATCCAAGTTCAAGGAAGGCGACTTCTACATGGAGTACTTGATCGAGAATTCCGATGGCTTCACCCTGGCTAACACCGTTCTGAAGATGGCAAAGAAGCGCAGCCAGGTGGATGCTACCCTCACGGTGGCCAGCCTATCGGATCTCTTCACTCAAGACCTCGAAGATCTGACTCCTCCAGGAGAACCGATCAAGTCTACTCAGGCTAAACAAAAGTCATCGAACGAAGTAACTTGGGAAGAGATCCCGCCTATCACCCCAACCGAAACCATGTCCACAGCCAAGCAACAGGGGAAGATCCACGGCGAGGCCAAACGGTTGAAGTGGGATGAGAGATACCTGCAATCTGTCCTCTTCAAGAAATATCAGACACCGCATACAAAGGAATTGACGATGAAGCAAGCGTCAGAGTGCATCGAGGGTATGGTCAAACTCACACCGAAGGTCGCTCAGGCCGAGCAGGCGTTTGACGAGATGGCAGATCAGCAAGTTGAGGAGTTCAAGCAGGAAATGGAGCCGATGCGGGAACCAGGCGAATGATTATCACCCCGAAGCGCATTGTCAATGAGAAGCTACTGGCAGAAGTGAGGCAGCAGCCATGTTGCGTGGCAGGGTGCAGGAATAAGGCTCAGGCGGCGCACATCAAAAGCAGAGGGGCGGGGGGATCGGATGTCCCGAAGAACCTGGTCCCGATCTGCGAATCCCACCACGAGTTTGAGCAGCACATCATCGGCTGGAGAAGATTTCGGGAGAAGCACCCTGAAGTCGCCAATTACGCAGAGCTAAAAAGAAGAGGGAGGACAACATGAAAGCATCTGAATTGGTTGGCAAAGTGGCAATCCGCACCGCCCCCTGTGTGTACCCTAACGGTGCCAAGGATGGTTCATATCAAGACAGCCCGCTGCTGATTGTTGGAGTGACCGACGCGCACATTCTGACCCAGCATGTTGGAAAAGAGAGAAAGATATTCGGCGACGAGATCCACATTCTCCGCTCTGACTGGTTGGACGACAACTGGACGGATTATAATGCCCTGATCCAGAAGGCACAACCTATCCTCTCCCGTTTTGCCATGCAAGAAGTTGCATCACGGCTCAAATAAATTCAGGAGGGCAAATAACATGGAAGATCAACAAGAATACGGCATGACAGCCCAGGAAAGAGCCGAGAGAGCACCTGAGGCGATCCAGCGTGAGATCCTCGACATCGAGCGGCAGACGGTCGAACTGATGCCACGGCTTGAAGCGAAGAACAAGGAGTTCCAGCAGGCCAGAGCAGATTTTGAGGTGGACAAGCTACGCTTAAAACTGCTCAAAGAGCGTAGAAGCGCATTGCAGAGCGTACTCAAGAGCCTGAAATAGATGTTGCGGGGGCGGCCAGCTAGACTGGCACAGCAAATTTGAGAGGAGCAAAAAAGAATGTCTGACATCATTGTTACTTGTCAAGAAGACTGGGACCGTATCCCGGCAGATTCGCAGGATTGGATCTATCTCAAATCATCCCCGGAGTCCCGGATCGTGATCGCCCAGCGAAAGGGATTTCGCGTTGTGGCCTGGGGGAACAGCAGCGTTGTGGCCTGGGGGAACAGCAGCGTTGTGGCCAGGGAGAACGCATCCGTTGAGGCCTGGGGGAACAGCAGCGTTGAGGCCTGGGAGAACGCATCCGTTGTGGCCAGGGAGAACAGCAGCGTTGAGGCCAGGGAGAACAGCAGCGTTGTGGCCAGGGAGAACGCATCCGTTGAGGCCTGGGGGAACAGCAGCGTTGAGGCCTGGGAGAACGCATCCGTTGTGGCCAGGGAGAACAGCAGCGTTGAGGCCAGGGAGAACAGCAGCGTTGTGGCCAGGGAGAAC